AGCTCACCACCTTTACGTGGCTAACTATAGGAATCCTATGCAAGCCCGTTATCGCTTCGAGCGGGAAGGCGCCGAGTTTATCCAAGCTCTACCCGGACCCGCAGACGTGGCAGTCGGCACCCGCTTCTACTTCGAGTACAACTTCCGATAAAGCAATGTCTGCTGCACGTCAACGTTACGAAGAACTGCTTCAACGTCCTCAGATTCGTTCTCTGCTTAATACAATTCGCTATGCAGAGGGGACTCCAGGAGACTCTGGTTACCGTACCATGTTTGGCGGTAGCAAATTCGATGTATCTAAAGGATGGCAACATCCAGACAAAGTTATTAGAAGTGGGGGTTATGCTAGTGCAGCTGCTGGCGGCTATCAGTATTTACCTGGTACTTGGCAGAGCGCAGCAAAAGCACTTGCTTTACCTGACTTCAGTCCTAAATCACAAGACCTCGGGGCTCTTTATCTAATTGATAGACGAGGCGCATTAGATCCATTCTTAAAAGGAGAAAAATTTGGAACTATTATTAACAAGCTTGCTCCAGAGTGGGCTTCACTGCCAACATCTGGTGGAGGGAGCTACTACGGGCAGCCTTCTAAACCACTCGGTGACCTGTACAAGTACTACGAACAACAGAAACAACAGCTGGCAGGACAAGGTGTACCTGGCCAACAGCAAGCACAAGCACAACAACCAGAACAAACCATTGCTCAACAGCAAGGACAACCTGGTGTTCCAACGATTAACATTACCATTAATCGCAGAGGTCAAGGACAGCAACAAACAGATCCTGTTGTAGCTTTCTTAGATCAGTTTAGGAAGTCTCGTGAGGAACGAGGTGCAATTCCTACTCCTTTGGAGATGGCACAAAACCTGGTCAATATTCCAAAGGTTGACTACTTCAACTTAGGTTGATCTTTTAATTTATAACAATGGCTGGTATTTTTTCTGCAGGTTATGTTGCAAGGCCAGGGGAAGATATTTTTCCTACTACTGGTCCGCATCTTGATGTCCGTGTTAAAAAAGCCGGCCAGTATATTGACCCCACAACTTGGCGTAGTGGTCTACAAAACTTAGTGATTGGTGAAAGCAAAGTTCCTCTTTTTCAACAAACAAAAGATGGATTTAAACCTTCTTTCCCAATCACTTCTCCATTTGGAAATCGTGTTGCGCCAACAGCTGGTGCTTCTACTTTTCATCGTGGCGTAGACTTTGGAATTCCTGGCGGCACACCACTGTATTGGAGAGGTGCAGGTGCTTTTAAACCGGGCAAAGGTTTAGGCACCATTCAAACACCAGAAGGTTATGAGATTGAATTGCTTCATACTAAAGGTGGTAAAGAAGTTGCACTTGGAACTGAATCAGGCATGATGCAGCCAGCTGTTCCTACAGTTCAAGCTGCAAATACACAAGGTCAAATCCCTACTCAACAACCGATCAATCTAGTTATTGATCTTGTAGAGGATGAACCACAGCAAAAAATTACACCTGATCAGATGTTAAAGAACTATATTGTTGAACGGTTTGGTGCACCTAAACGGACTACATTCTCGCCAATTCAAATGGCGCAACAGCTTTTGAATACTGCTCCTGTTGATTACTTCGCATGAGATTTGCTCAGGTCCCTGGTTACGATCCTTCTTACCCTGTGACATATAACAATATGTACCAGGATTACAGCATGACAACAGCAGGTCTTGCTGATCCTTTCCAACCACAGAAACAAGAAGTCAGTACACCTTGTTCTTATGTTGTTGGCTATAACGGATCAAATGATCCACGTTATCAGCTAAACAATCCTGCTTACATGCGTGAGGTAGATCGTTCTGCAGCTGATATGGTTCCCCCTGTTATTCTTAATAAAAGGCCTATCCAACGTTAGATCGAATGGCATATACCAAACCATCAATGCGGGAGCGCATTAAAGATCGGATCATGGCTGGCTCTAAAGGCGGTAAGCCTGGCCAGTGGAGCGCACGCAAAGCTCAGCTACTAGCGCAAGAATATAAGAGCAAAGGTGGTGGCTACAAAGGAGGGCGGACAGAAAAACAGAAATCTCTTAAACGCTGGGGTGATCAAAAGTGGATGACAAAAGAACAATATGAAAAAGGTGGTGGTTAATGGAAAAGGCAAAAGCAAAAGTACTGCTTGGTAAAACTGTTACAGCACTAGGTCAATCATGTCCTCGTGCAACAACTGATATTAAAGAAAATATCAAAAACAGGAATTGGACTATTGATAACTTTAATTACGGTCCGTTGAATCCAGATCGACCAGATCCAGGGTTTTGGGAAAAGAAAGCTGATATGTGGAATAGTGATATTGATACTGTTAAATCTTCTCTCTGTGGTAACTGTGCAGCGTTTGATCAATCTGGTTTAGTACTAGACTGTATTATTGAAGGTATCAATGAAAATAAAGGTGCAGATCCCTATGACGTTTTAGATCGTTCTAATTTGGGTTATTGCCAACTCTTTAAATTTAAATGTGCCGCAGCACGCACATGTGATGCTTGGCTGTATGGAGGACCAATCCTAGATGACTGACAAAGCAATTGAACCTGGTAAGAAAAGCACTGAACGTTACTTACCAAAAGCAGCCTGGGCAAAGCTCTCTCCAGAGCAGCGCAAGCAAACCGATCAAAAGAAACAACGTGAATCCCGTAGCGGCAAACAATTTGTAGCTAATACACCTGCTGCAAAAAAGGCACGCCGCTCTATTGAACTTGCTACACGGTACAAAACAAAATGATCAATCCATTTGGAGATGAAGAATTTGCAAACCCTCCCCGTGGCCGTGGTCTACGTGGTTTAAAAGGAGATTTTGAACCAGGATTGCGTCCATTGCCTGGTGATGAAGAACCTGGGATTTCGTCTGGACCTGGCGACTTCCGCTTTGCTGGCGATAAAATCAAAGGATTAAATCAACTTGATCCAACAATTTTTGCAAAGTTGTTTGCTTAACTGTTAAAATAAAAACATACGTTTTAAATACGAGGAAGATCTGTGGCATCGTCCAGCACCAATAAACTGCCGGCAATGATTGATCGGCCATTACTTAACAGTACGTTGGTAACTGTTGCTGCTGGCCAACACTTTGCTACGAGCCTGGTGCCAACAGCTGTAGGTAATGCAACAAATGTTATTGATATTGATAGCTCTTTAACAGACTCATCAATTAGTGGTGCCTATATTGATGAAATTTGGATTCGTTATGCAAAAGAAGCTCCCCTCTTTGTAAACCCTACATCAGCAACATCGGGCACTTATTCTCAGACTGGCGTAGATGTTGTCATTACTGTAGCCAATTCAAACGTTAAAGTTGGTCAACAAATCTACGTTAACTTTACAAGTGGTGCAGGTACTGACGAACTGCTTACTGTTACTGATGTAACTGCTAGCAATTTTACTGCAACTGCAACAATTAGTGCAACAACTAGCGGCAACTGTGATGTTTACCTGCCAATTGATATTTGTTTTTATCTTGTAAGTGCTTCTACAATCACAAACACCAATCAGTTTCTGCCATTATTTACAGCTAATATTGACAGTAATCCCTTAAATCAGTTTTATAGTTTAACTTTAAATGAGAAACTTCCGCTGATTAACCATCCTGTTCCTCATGCTGGCTCTAACTTTACATCAGCCAATAATGAGGTGTCCCCTAAGAATCGTGGTTTAGTTCTTCAACGTGGACAAGCACTGTATGCTGCAGCAGGTGGAACAACTTCTCTAACAACCGGTTTTTATATCAACGTTCAAGGTGGTTACTATTGATAAATGCCAAGAAAAAACGGTAGTTTTGGAAACCGCTTTGATAGCGGTTTTAATTCTTTTTCTGATCAAATAAAAAAAGAATCTAATAAGTACGATATAAATCCAAAGAAAAATCCGTTTGAGTTTGAACCTAAAGATCGACAACAAATTAGCCGTATTCGGTTTTATAACCATGACTCCATGTGGAACCGTTGGAGACGTGGTTATGAACTTTATACTTTAACTCAAACCTATCTTGGTAATAGCGCTAAGACACGCCATACCAGGGGTGATTTCAGAATGTACTGCGAGTTTCAGCAGTTTCCTGGCGTTGCTATTGGTGCCAGGATGTTTACTTTCCCAAGTACACACACTGAGATTGGTGAACAGATGGTGGGTGTTCGTGATGCAAATAGTATTAATCTTTATAACCACGGTTTACCGATTCTTTCTGTGCGTTATATGCAAGCAGAAAAGAATGGAACTTATTTGCAAAGTGGAACAACTATTACGATTACTTCTGTTGAACATGGCTATAACGTTGGAGATTCTATTTATTTAAATGTAACAAGTGGTGCAGGTCTTGATGAAACATTAGTTGTTACATCAGTAACAACAAATACTTTTACTTGTACAACATCAACTTCACTTAGTACTAGTGGTAATATCATTCTTTCAAAAGTTACAACTTTTGCAGATCCACTCTGGGTGCAGCAACGAGTTCAGCTCAGTTCAATTCCAACTTCCCTTGGTTTAAACAGTGGTGAACGGCTTGTGGATCGTGTCGTTGAGCGCGATCCTGGCTTGGCCTCTACTTATACCAGAACAGGATCTGTGGTAACTGTAAGTTGTCCTAGTGATCATGGTCTTGCAACAAGCAATGAGGTATTTCTTTCTGTTGTATCTGGACCTGTTACTTCTGGTCTTTACCAGGTTACAGTTCTAAATAGTACACAATTTACAATTACAACACTTACAAGTGGTGTTGCTTCTGGCAACTTAACTGTAACCAGAAGAATCCGAGGATTTGATTATAACGATTATGTAGGTTATACCAATACAGGTGTTGATCTATCAACCAATGAAATTTTATTTCAGAGAACTGATAGTTACGGAACCCGTTTGTTTGATCCTATAACTAATTTACCTTCTAATACAAATCAAGGTATAGCAAAAACAATTGTACCTGCACATCGTGGGTTTCAGGTAGGTCGCTATTTGACAACTGAAATCCGTTATCAATGCACTTGTCAAGATTATCTAAAGCGAGAAACATTTAATTTTTACAAAGAGGAGCAGCGGCGTAGGTTTCCTAATACGTTAGCCGGATCTGTTCGACCTGGCTATCGAATGGATCGTCAAGGTAATTTAATTCCAACCAGAGACGATGTGGGTGTGTACTCTGATTTTGGTTATATTGTTCTCAATAATTTTTATCAACTTCCAACCTATGAAGATCTAGCAGAAGACTCTCGTCCTTTGCTTGCTTACTATCAGTTACGCTGGTGCAAACATATTTATGCGGCAATGTGGTCAATTGTCCATGATGAAGGTAATGAAGTATTTGATATCAATGCAACTTATGTTCAGTCAGGTCCTAATGTTACGATTACGACAGAAGAACCTCATAACTTTGGCTTAAATACCCGCGTTAACATTGAGTTTATTGGCGGTACAGCAGACTCTGGAGACTATATTGTTAGTCAGGTTATTGACGCTAATACGTTTGTTATTATCTATCCTATTAATCAAACAAGTTCAGGTTATTGCAAAATTCATAATTTAAAACCGCATGAATATATTAATACTTGGTTGCTTGAACCTAATGATCCTCCGATTGGAGATACTGCAAAACTGTTTTTAAATAAACTAGAAAAAGAGAATGAACGTCTGCGTATTGCTGCAGAACGTTTACAAATGATGGGATATGGAATGCCTTGGACAGGTGCCAAGAGCATGAGTGGACCGCGAAATCAACCAAATCAAGGAGCTAATTATGATCCTAATTTAGTTACTGAAATGGTAACAGATAACATTAGGCGTAATCCTAATTACAATCCAAACGATCCTAATAGTAATCGATTCAGTCTTACTGGAACACCGCTTAATGTGACTAACACAATGTTGACGGTTATGCAAAAGATGTTGAATATTGATATGACCTTAATGCAAACTGCTAAGTTTGGTATGCTTGATCAACCCCTGGGCGACTACAGCTCTACATTTCGCTCAGGTGTCATTGATTGTGGTCCATATATTAATGGCAATCCATCTGACTACAATCCAACTACAGGTGTTAGAACAACGGATGTTCTAGACTGCGGTACATACATTAACGGTGTACCAACAACACGTCCTACTACTCGTGTTGATTGTGGCACTTACCTCAGTAATTAAAAATGTCAGTTCAGATTTTACGTTTAAATTCAAGTTTGCTTTATGACCGGATTTTTCCCAGTCGTTTAGCAGATGGAGAACTTGCAATCAACTTTAATGCTACAGAACCTGGACTCTATTTCAGGGATAATACAGGCACACCAAACCTAGTAAAAGTTGGTCCTATTCATGTTGGCAGTAGCGCTCCTAATGCTGTACCTACTGGTAATACTCTTCTTTCAAAAGGGGAAAGCTGGTTAGATACGACAAGTACTCAAGTATTTAAAATCTATGATGGTTCAAGTTGGCAAATTCCAAAAGCTGTTGCATCTACATCAACCAGCGGTTTTCCTGCAAGTGCAATTGATGGTCAGCTTCATTACGATAAATCTGTTCCGGCTCTTTACATTTATAATGGCACATCAGCTAGCTGGGTAGCAGTCTAACTAAAACCTACCTGCCTTAAAATAAAAAGAAGAACAGCGACAAAAGTTTTAAATAGCAAGGAAAATCCATGGCTACACAAGTACAGTTTCGTCGCGGAACCACAGCTGAAACTGCTGGTTTTACTGGAGCGGTTGCTGAAGTTACGGTTGATACGAACAAACATACTTGTGTTATCCATAACGGAAGCACTCCAGGTGGTTTTCCGCTTATGCGGGAAGATGGAACCAACATGGCGCTGTCTTCCGGAAGCGTTACAAGTTGCGCTGTAAAGTTTGCTTCTGACCCTAATACAGGCATTATTAGCCCTGGACCAGATCAACTTTCTTTTGTAACTGGTGGCGTTGGTAGATTAACTGTTGATGCAAATGGTGCCGTTGTTTTTACCAATAATGTTCTTATTGGCGGAACTTTAACTCTTACTGGTAGTTCAACTTCTTTCTTTGCGGGTAGTGCTGGTGCACCAAGTATTACTTTTACGGGTGACACAAATACAGGGATTTACTCACCAGGTGCAGATCAACTTGGATTCTCAACCGGCGGAGTTAATCGTTTAACTTTAGATGGTAGTGGCAATATAAGTCTTACTGGAAATATTAATATTGCTTCTACAAAAGAATATCAAATTAACGGAGTAAAAATCCTTGATGCTACAAGTTTAGGAAGTAGTGTCATAAGTTCAAGCCTTACAAGTGTTGGCACAATTTCAACCGGTACTTGGCAAGGAACTACTATTTCTCATTTGTACGGAGGTACTGGTCAAACTTCTTATACTTCCGGTCAACTTTTAATTGGTAAAGCAGATGGCAGTCTTGCTAAAGCAACGCTGACTGCTTCTACCGGCGTGACCATTACTAATGGTGACGGAACAATTACAATTAGCGCAACAGGTTTAGGTGGTACTGTTACTGCTGTTACAGCAAGTACACCTTTATCCAGTAGCGGTGGAACAGCACCAAACATCACCATTCAAGATGGCACTACCAGTCAAAAAGGTGCTGTTCAATTAACAGACTCAACTAGCAGCACAAGCACAACAACAGCAGCAACGCCTAACTCAGTTAAAACTGCTTACGACCTGGCTAACGCTGCGTTACCCAAGAGCGGAGGCACCATGACTGGTGCAATCTTGGGGGATGATTCTTCTAGCCCTTCAACACCTGGGTATGCTTTTGATGGCGATCCAAATACAGGTTTAATCCGACTTGGTGCTGATGAGCTTGGTTTAGTCACTGGTGGCTCTACAAGATTAAGTATTGATGCCAGCGGCAATATTACAATCCCTGGAAATTTAACTATTCAGGGAACTACAACAACAATTGACACCACAACACTTCTTATTGAAGACAAAAATATTGAAATTGGTGTTGTTGCTGTTCCAACAAATACTACTGCTGATGGTGGTGGAATCACATTAAAAGGTACTACTGATAAGACATTTCAGTGGTTAAATGCAACTGGAGCATGGACCTCTAGTGAACATATCAATATCGTAAGTACTAAAGAATATCGTATTGCTGGTACAAAAGTTCTTGATGCTACAAGTTTAGGTAGCGGTGTTGTTAGTTCTAGCCTGACAAGTGTTGGAACAATTGGAACAGGTTCCTGGCAAGGTTCAACAATTGCTACAGGATATGGCGGAACAGGACAAACAACTTATAGTTCTGGACAGTTACTAATTGGTAAAGCAGATGGAACGCTTGCTAAAGCAACATTAACTGCTTCTACAGGTGTAACTATTACTAATGGTGATGGCACAATCACAATCAGCGCAACAGGTTCTGGTGGGACTGTTACTGCTGTTACTGCTTCCTCTCCACTTGCAAGTAGCGGAGGCACAGCACCTAACATAACAATTCAAGATGGTACTACATCTCAGAAAGGTGCTGTTCAATTAGAGAACTCCGTTAGCAGCACCAGTACAACAACAGCTGCAACGCCAAGCTCTGTTAAAACAGCTTACGATTTAGCAGCTGCAGCACAGCCTAAAGTACGTGCAGTTGCAGCTGGTGCTACAAGCGGAACAATTACACCTAATGCTGATACAACGGATTTATTTGTTGCTGAAGGTTTAACTGGCAGCGTAACATTAGGTGTACCAACTGGATCATTACTTAATGGTCAAAAACTTTTAATTCGACTTAAAGATAATGGCACAGCAAGGGGCATTTCGTGGACAGCTACTACTGGCGGCTACCGTGCTCTTGGTGTTACGCTTCCCACAACCACCGTTCTAAGCAAGATTACTTATGTGGGCTGTGTCTATAATAGTGCTGACTCGTTCTGGGATGTCGTTGCTACCGTAACTCAAGCATGATGAACAAAATTGATTTTGAATTCATAACAAAATATGGCGTATTTCGTGATGCGCTTTATTTAGATGAAAACCATCAACTTACAGAAAACGAAATCAATGCTTTAAAAGAAGAGCGTCTTAATAACTGGTTACAAGTAGTTGAAAATCCACCTGTTTCTGAACCTGAAACTATTGAAATTGACGGCGTACTCTACGAGAAAGTAGAGGTTGATGGTCAGATTGTGCTAAAACCTGTGCAGGTATAAGTCATGGCAAACCGCTACTGGGTAGGAGGCACAGCCGCTTGGGATGGCACAGCAGGTACTAAGTGGTCTGCCACCTCTGGTGGCGCTGGCGGTGCGTCTGTACCAACAACCTCAGACGATGTGTTTTTTGACGCCAGCTCAACAGGAACAGTAACAATTTCCACTGGTAACACCGGTGCACAGTCAGTTAATTGCACTGGTTTTACTGGAACACTTGCCGGTAGTGCAGCACTGACTGTGGTTAATAGCTACACACTCTCGGCGGGTATGACATATACCTATTCCGGCACTTTGACGTTTACTAGAAGCGGAACATTAACAACAGCAGGGAAATCTTTAAGTAGCATTATTGTTGGCTCAGACAGTGCTGCAATTACCGTAACACTTGGAGACGCTTTAACATCATCAGGAACTATAACTATTACCAGAGGAGAACTTGCCACAGCTAATTACAATCTTACAGCACAAAGGATTATCACAGGAACCCTAACCGGAACAAAAACATTAACTTTAGGATCTTCTACTATTTCTATTAGTAGCGATATTGATGTTCAAAGCCCTTCAGTATATGTAGTAAATGCGGGAACTTCACAAATAAACTTTACCGCATCATCTGGAACTGCAAACCTAGGAGGAAAAACTTATTACAATGTTTCTTGGACGGCTACTCTTGGCACAGGTACAACAAGAACCTTAAAGGGTGCAAATACTTTTAACAATCTTACGCTCACTGCACCGTCAGGCAATGGAATAGCACCTTTATCCATTGATAGCGATCAAACCATTAATGGTACTTTCTCCTGCACAGGAGCCACCATTCTTAAGCGAGGTGCTATTAGTAGTGATATTCCAGGCACTGCTCGCACTTTGACTGTTGCAGCAGTATCTCTTGATAACTGTGATTTTAGAGATATAACCATAGCGGGAGCTGCGTCTCCAATTTCACCAGCAAACGCTGGTAATTGTGGAAATAATACTAATATCACATTTCCTGCAGCTAAAACAGTTTATAGAGTTGGAACAAACACGACGTGGGAAGGAAGTTCTAGCTGGGCAACAAGCAGCGGTGGCACTGGAGCCGATAGTAATTTTCCTTTAGCGCAAGACACTGCTGTTATAGATAATTCGACTGCTTTAACTGGTACACTTGCAGTTGGCCTTTATAACATTGGAGCATTAAACTGCTCTACTCGTACAACAGGAATAACATTAAACTATAACACTACCCCGAATTGGCATGGATCACACACTCTAAGTTCCGCTATTACCGTTACTGGTACTTCAAATCAAAGCTTCCAAGGTCGTGGAACTACGGATTTTACCAGTGCCGGAAGAACTATTACATTTCCAATAACTTTAAATGTACCCGGTGGAACATTTAGCCTTCAAGATGCTTTTAATTCAAGTAACAGTCTTACGCACAACAGAGGAACAGTTGATGCAAATAATTACAATTTAACTTGTACCACATTTAGTTCAAGTAACAGCAATACCCGCACTATCACTATGGGGAGCGGCTTATGGACGATTAGCGGAACAGGAGTTGCCTGGGATCTTTCAACATCAACTAATTTAACTTTTAACAAAAACACCGCAAACATTCTTCTTTCTGATACAACAACAACAGCTCGTACATTTCGTGCAGGAGGTTTAACCTACAATAAATTAACTATTGGTGGAACAACAGGTACGTCTACACTTAGTCTTATTGGCCTTACTAATACATCTTTTGCCGAGTTAGCGTCTACAAAAACAGTTGCTCACACTATCTCGCTAGTTAATACTATAAGCACCATTAATACTTGGAGCGTAACAGGTACGCCAGGAAATGTTGTAACCTTCCGCCCCCCAATAGCCGGATCACGTCAAAACTTTACGCTTACAAATGTCACCAGCGGAATCGATTATCTTAGTGTCCAAGACATCCGCGAGGTGAGTGGCAATAAGTTCTACGTTGGGGCCAACTCAACGGACGGCGGCAACAACGTAAACGTGTACTTTACCGCTGCTCCTGCTCCTGTTGTAAGCGGCGGTATGTTTGTATTCTTCTAGGATTTGATTCAAAAATATAGCTACCTATAATGATGACAGTTTTTGGTGTTCATCATGCGGGTTTCTGATGCTGGTTTAGCGCTAATTAAAGAGTTTGAAGGACTGTCTTTAAAAAGCTACATCTGTCCAGCTGGCGTCTGGACCATTGGCTGGGGACATACTGGTTCAGATGTCAAAGCCAACATGACCATCAGCGAAGCAAAAGCTGATGAGCTTTTACGTCAAGATGTCGCCAGGTTTGAACGTGCTGTCCAAGATCTGATTGTTGCCAGGATTAATCAAGCTCAATTTGATGCCTTAGTCTCTTTCACATACAACTGCGGGGCTGGTGCACTAGAAGAATCCACCTTACGCAAGCGGCTTAATAACAATGAAGATCCTAATAAAGTAGCTATAGAAGAGTTACCTAAGTGGGTTAAGGGTGATCAAGGTATCCCGTTACCTGGTTTAGTTGAACGTCGTAAAAAAGAAATCCTATTATTTACATCTGGTCGTGCAGAAAAACAAAAACAAAATCAAATCGATATTACTTGCACTGTTGATACATTCTTAAAGAAAGAACCAATCCCGAGTGGTGATCTTCGGCCTGATCAAAAGGTACGTATTAAGGAAGATCGCAGCTACAAAGGAGCAGAAGTTATTGCTAAAAAAGATAAACACACCCAACTGGTATTTCCTTATAACCTAGGAACATGGTGGGTTTTTGATGAACACTGGTATGGCTTAACCGGTGTTTTGAATCACCCAAAAGATAAAGCAGAGATTCAATATGACGGGGTTAAGTTAGCTGTTCCTTATCAATCGCAGCGTGATAACTACCGTGATGCAAGCCGTACTTGTTTTTCCTCCAGCTGTGCCATGGCTGCCATGTACCTCCGCCCTGGTTGCATCAAGAGTGATAATGATTATCTCAAGAAAGTCTTTGCTATTGGTGACACCATTGAAGTTGATACCCAACTCAAAGTGCTCCGCCAGCTGGGGCTAAACCCAAAGTTCAAGCAAAACGGGACTATTGAGGACATCAAACAGCGCCTCGATGAAGATATTCCCTGCCCTGTTGGCATCCTTCACAAAGGCCCTGCTAATGCTCCTAGCGGTAGTGGCCATTGGATCTGCGTGATTGGTTACCAGGATGAAGCCAAGAAGTTCGTTGTTCACGACCCCTGGGGACAACTGGATAACTACACAGGCGAGTACAAAAATACGAATGGAGAAGGGATCTTGTACACCTATAACCTGTTTATGCGACGTTGGATGGTGGAAGGTGATGGTACGGGCTGGTGGATTGACCTAAAGTAAATTACTACTGCAAAAATCCTTTGCCATGGACACTATTATCTCTGATCTAGAAAAAGGTTTGAATGAGCAACTCTCTTCTTTGGTAGAAAATATTCGAGAGCAAGAAGAGCAAATGCGCCGTAACAAAGAAGGTTACCTTAAAGTACAAGGTGCCCTTGAGATTATTGGTGTACTAAAGCAAAAGCAAATAGAGCAAGCAAATCAAGAAGCCAAAGAAGAACTTACTGTTGAAGGTGTAGATTGATGTTAGGGGAGTTCACGAAAGGCCGTTACCGTGCTTTAGAACTAATTACAGAGTATGTACGGGAACCTTCTCGTGACCTCCGTCTAAATGCAATTGTTTGTGATGTTACAGATGAAGACTTACGGTGGGTTACCGAACGTGTCCATCACTTTCTTTTAAAGCTATTAGAAGATGCAGACTACGATCCTGCAGAAACGGATAGTAACCTGTTATTAGAAGAGATTGGTTTAACTGATTGATCGGGATGGAAGGTACTGCCCCTTCTCCTCTGCTTCCCAAAAGCAGTGTGATACTTTTCTACTACATCCCGGTAGTACCCGAGGGCGGATTCGAACCGCCGCTGGAGGACTTTTAAGGTCCCTGTCTCTTCCGCTGGACTACTCGGGCTTCTCCATAGTTTAGCGATAAGTACAGGTTTGTGTGTCCTAATTTAATGTTAGGAATTATGAACAAACATGTTCCACAGTGAGAATGATTTACTAGCTAACTTAATTGTTCTTAGTCCTAAGTGTGCTCGTAAAAAATTCCGTGAATCTATATTTGAAGCCTGGCATTACAAATGTGCTTACTGTGAAAAGCAACTCTGTGATCGTACCGCTACAATCGATCATGTTGTTCCTAAACATAAAGGTGGACATAGCACCCGTAATAATCTAGTTTGTTGCTGCACATCCTGTAATAAATCAAAAGCATCTGAGCTTCCCTTTATCTGGTTTACTGATAAGCACTCCTTTTATTCTGAGGAAAGAGCAAGTAAAATTAAAGAGTGGCTTGAGCAAAAACCACAGACTGTATCTCTATTTAACTTCTTAGATTCTGTTGTAACGGCATGATGGATATGGAACCCGCAACAGATCCACAAGATTTCCTGATGGGTTTTGCCAGACGCAAAGGCCTTATGGGTCAGCCTGATCCTGATGCACAAGTAGCTGAACTAAAGGCTGAGCGGATTCCTCCGTATCTCAAGATCATTGGTACTGGTATCCCCAGCATGGAGATCACTAGTAAGGAACGCTCTGCTAACTACTACGGTTGATGCCATGGCAGATCGAGCTAAAGCGCGCCAGCTAGCTAAAGATCGGATGGCCTGCAACAAACCACAACGTACACCTGGTCACCCGACTAAATCACATGTTGTCAAAGCATGTGAAGGCGGTAAAGAAAAGATTATCCGTTTTGGCCAACAAGGTGTTCAAGGTGCAGGTAAAAATCCTAAGAGTGCAAAAGAAAAAGCAAGGAAGAAATCATATTATGCTAGACATAACGCACAAGATCCAAACCCTGATAAAATGTCGGCTCGCTACTGGAGCCACAAAGTTAAGTGGTAAAACCAATGGCTAAAGTAAAAATGGAACCTAAGGCAGTTTGTTACTGCCACCTTGTTCAGTTATTGCGTGATACATCGCATTTACTGAATCAAACTTATATTGTCCATTGGAATCTGATGGGCAGTAAGTTTTACTCCATTCATAAACTCACAGAAGAGATTTATGAAGAGATGCAAGATGGCCTTGATACCATTGCAGAACATCTGCGCTCTCTTGATATCAGTACACCACTGAGCGTAGAGGATCTCAACAGTTCTCCGATGCCTCCAATCCCAGAGAGCTGCTTTGATCAAGATGGCATGATTCGTGCTTTAGCTATTAACCACAATGCCCTGGCGGAATCGTTTAGCCAGTTAGCAGAAGAAGCTGAGATCCTTAAGGATCAGTTGACCTTAGACTTAGCTGTAGAGCGTGGCCGTGCTCATAAAAAATTCCAGTGGCTTTTAAAATCTAACTTAGGTTAAGGAGCTAAATGAATCAGCGCACTCCAGAAGATCTCTTAAACGAGTACAAATTTCTTGTCAACACAGCTTTAAACTCCATGGGCGAAGGCAGTGACGAGACCAGACCTGGGGCAGAAACGCCCTACTTCACCGTTGACCAGCGGTATATTCCGTTACGAAATACAACTACAACCTAATGGTAGCAAAAAATTGCACAACTGTTAGGATGTAGAAACGGATTGGTAAATTTTCAATGGATGCCAATGCCCTAGATCTGCCAATTGATAGCGAGTTCGCCATTCATGCAGCAGCCCTGGCAATCAAGGACCTTGATCGAGATGAGTTGGAAGAAGCGTTTGTTGACATGCTTCACATGAAGATGATGGACAGACAAATGTTTCTCAGCATCTTGAAAGAACACGGTATTGATGCCGACATCAGCTTTCAATTCCAAACCCACAACCAAGTCAACTGATAATGCCTACCGTTACTTTCCAAGGTACTGAGGACACCTTTACAGCCTCTGGCTCTGAACTCACCTATAAAGGCGATGGCCTTGATGGCAGTGCAAGTGGCGACCTGAGCCAGCGTGCATTCCAGGTCAATCCAGCTAGCACTGGCGATATCATTGTCAAAATTGACAGTAGCGTTGGTGTGGACACAGTTCAGATTTTCCAAGAGGATGACTACACCGCAGGTAATGCTCCTACTGGTTATTTGAAATTCTTTAACATTGCCAAAGCCGGTAAGAGCAAGGGCGTTGTTGGTGTCACCGTAACTGACGCTAGCAAGAATTACTTGGTTGTCCTTACAACACCTGACGCTTACAGCGAAATCAGCTATAACGGTTCTGTCGTTGTTCCCTAAGACTTCTGTCTTACATCAATGAATACAGCCTCCAGTTGATCCGGCGGTACACACCCTGTCGGATCCACACTGGTATGGAGCAGTATGCGCCCTATCGTGCCAAGGAAGATGGGCCTTGGATGATCGGGTACGGTAGCAAACGATTTGGGCGCAGTGCTGTTACGCCTTTTCTACGCTGCACACGTAAACAGATAGAAGCCCAGCTGGAAAAAGACCTGGAGGAGTTTGTTTTTACACTCCAGGATCTAATATTTTTACCTTTAAATGAAAAGAAAAAAGGTGCAATATTAAGTTATGCCTATAGCATTGGCATTACGCAATTTAAAGATTGCAGGTTACTCCAACTGATTAATTCTGGTGCAGATCGTACAGAAATTATTCAAGAATGGTCACCTTTTATTCGTAAAGATATTCTTTGGAATCAACGCTTAGTTGAACGCAGAAGAAGTGAACTTGATTTATATCTCCAACCTGACACTGATGTACCTCTACTAGTGGAGCACAAATGTAAGTTACCAAAGTGTTTGCTGAACATAGCTGAGAACTTTAACGGTTCTCCTCAGCAAGTAAAAGCAATTGAATTCTTAGAAGAACAACTACTCCGTTGGGATCCAAAGAATGAAGTAGTTGATGAATTCTTTAGGCTTTGGAATCAGCGTCCAAAGTCAACTGGTTCTGCTTCCCTTTATTCTGAAGATGATCTAGAAAATCTTGAAGCTCTAAGGTACGCAAGTAGTTTAATTCCTCAGGAGTTAGATCAATCCTTGGACAATCAGGTTCCATAAGTGTTAATTAACCGGGTTAAATACCATTGCGCTTTACGTAAATCTTGGATTGGGTTCTCTTTATTTTCATAACGCCAAATGTATTTCATTACGTTACCTTTTAAATAACCACGATACGCTTCTGATGACATGCAGGCATCAATAGCATCAATGCACTCCACATGGCCAAATGTGTAATGAGAAGGGTGATTTACGTTGTCTTCTTGCATGGAGTGTTTAGTTCTGCAAGAATACTAGTATGGGATTTGCAAAGAGTCAATCTTACCTGGTTGACAACCGTTTTAGCCAGGCACAAGGTGTTGATGATAGCAACACCGGTCTAAATTTCTTGGGTAATTATATTCAAGCACGTAGTAGAGACGCTAAACTTCCGGTTACTTTTGAGCGTCAACAAGATGACCGCTTTATATTCCCAGCTCTTAGCGGCACTATCCCCTTCGGTGCATTACCTTTTGAGCCACGCGGTCCTTCCGGTATCGGCAATACTGACGGGTCTGCTTCTTTCCGCAATACTTTTAGGGCTCGATAAACTTACGTCACATAATGACGCGGCCAATCGTTGAAAAGGCTTCTTCAAACTTGGCTAAACGGTTAATCCCTAGATCTTTAGGCGGAAGAAACACAAAAAATCCCCACTTCAAAGGGTTTTCTAGCTGATAAAAATTACGTCCGTGCATCACTTTAGGACGTTCTTTAGGAATACAAACTGGATAATCCCAAATGCTTTGCTGTTTACGTAGTGTCTCGTGGGAAATACTGAAGAACAAAGCAGAGTTTACAAACCCCAGCTTCCAGTCCTTCTCCAGTCGCCTAAACCAAGCCACTGATGGTGACATACCGCCAAAGCCACCACGTGTGGACCAGCGCCAGGTACCCCGTTGTTTGTTAAATGAGCAGCGGCCATAGGTCGGTGGGAAACAATAAACATTTCCGCTCCATGGTTCTTGTTTATTAAGCGCATCATCTGTTTTGCAGAAGAATTTCTCTGCCTGGATGAACTCTTTGTTGGCGTGAGCGGTGGAGCAAGGATCTAGATCAATATAATCTAGCGTGTGATAAATAAGAGGCAGATAAGAAACGGGAGTGCACCAATCATCTTCTAACTTATAAATTCGATAGAGAGTGTGATAATTGCGTGCACGTGCACCGCCTTGTTTATGCATTATTCAGGTTCAGCAAATGCCAATGGTTGATCACGTTTATAGCAAATCAAGGACATTTCTTTATCATCTTGAATGATAAATAGCCCTGCTGTTTTAGGATTAATCGACTCTGCCCTGGCAATGGCCTTCTGCATTACGTCTGCAGGTCCATTCATGTCACGGCTACGGAAGTCAGACTGCGCCTCGATCAATGCTGAAACAGGTAGATAGAACATTGAGTTTTTAGGATCTTCTACCCGTGGCAAATAAACAATGGCACCAGGACCTTCGTTGGCGTAAAACTTCTCATAGAAGTCACACATGTCAGCGCAGATTCTCTCGATCACAAGTTGGGTCATCTTCATCTCCCCACCAGTCTTGGCGTTGGACAGAAGACCGTTGATTAACCGTTGCCGCCTGTTGCTCATCTTTAATAAATTGTCCGAGACCTGTTTGGTGTAGTGTTTTACAGAGCTTGGGTAACGGTTGATAAATTACAACCATCTTTCCCATGTTGCCAAGCTTTTTTAGAAGCTTGTTCTTCTCATCTTTTAGCTTGGTTAACTCGCCCTGCCTAATTAAATATTCAGCTACACAACGATACCGTCGTTTTGTTGCCAAGTCAATATCGGGAAACTTCTCACAGATTGTGGCTGGCTTCATATCACTAAAGGTGATCCGGATCTGATCTGCCAGGGATAAACCGTGGATCAGATCAGTGCTGGTCACCTCATAGCTCTTAACCAGCTCTAGGTACCGCCGGAGATCCACCGTTTCAAATGATCCCTCTGGAGGTATGAATGGTTGAATCTGGGCAGCAAGAGAGGGCTTTACAATCTCTTGATAATTGTCAACGGTAACTGAGTTGATATCCAGATCCGTAAAGCGATAGCTCATTAACCAGATTATTTTCCATTAGCCTAACAATTTTTTGCTTGTCTGCAATAGCGCATCTTTTCTTCCCACTGGCGTTGATGATCCATCATGAGAACCAGTTCGTAGTAATCACGTTTAGGTTCCAAATCTTTGTAGTCTCCTGGCTTGGGACGACCACCAAAGTTAGAAGCTTCCCATAAAGAATTTGCAAAGTTCTTCTGTTGGGTTGACATTAGTGATAACATCGTTTTAGTTGACATTGCTTTAAGCAGGTCTTTAAAATCCTCTGTAAAAGGACTACACTGATGCGTCGCCCCATTACCTATGCTGAGCTGATTCTTGCCGTCCTCTTGATCATTGGGGGTTTTCAGCTGGCTCCTCACCTCTACAGGTTTGTTTCAGATAGAGTAAGTATAGAGGTCAAGCTTAAATAAAATCAATGGGCCAACCGAAGCCACCTAGTGTTGAAGTTAAACCAGAAAGGAGCAATCTTGTTTCAAGTCTTGTTCCTGTTTCTAGTCAAGAAGCATTAAGGCAGTTTGCTCTAAATACAGGGAACCGTGCTGCAGATGCAGAAATGCGTCGTGATATTGCACTTGGCGGTTTAGTAGGTAGGGATCCACTACCCAGAACAGGAACTGATCCAGCTACTGGTGGAACAGCTAGTGGTGCGTTTGATGCCCGTGTTTTTTATGATCCTGAAGTAAATCCATATTTAAAAGATGAGATTATGGCTGCTATGCAGAAACAAGAAAGCCGAAAGAACCGACGAGAAGAACGTCTGAGGCAAGATAAAGAAATGGATCAGATCTTTGGTATGAGCAGACAGGGTTATCTTGCTGCTATGAATCGCGTTGCTAATCAAGGTCGTAGTACCTGATTAGAAAAGATTATCTTCCGGTAAGATTTCTTCTTTCTGTTCCACCCAGTGGTCATAGGTGTCCATTAGTACCTTGTATTCTTCATAAGGTACTAACATGACTGCTTTTCCTGTTTCTATAAGAACTTTGTAGTGGACGTGATTCTCAAACACGTCCTCTAGGATCTCATCAAATCTGTCTTCTAGTTCTTTATAGGTGACAGTTTTCATGAGTTGAAAGCAAGTAACAATACCTTAGCAGGTTTTTGTTTTTGGTCAACCAGTAATGGTTCCAAAATCAAGAGTACTTTCTACGTTTTCAGTTACTAACCCAAAATCTAATGCCTGGTCTACATCCTCATAAACATAACGCCAGTCATTAACAAAACCTTCGATGCTAAGAGAATAAGTTGTCTCTAGGTAGCGAATATCATTTGTAATTAAAAAAATATATTGACCTGGCTCCAACATTAATGTGGGGTAATCAAGACTAAAGACGGAAGATTCATCTCCATCTCCCCCGTCTTCTACTGATGCTTCAGCAACAACATAACCATCATCGTTAATGATTAGTTCTCTACGATTGTTGCCGTCTTCAACTTTATAAAATGCAATTAATGTATTGCGATTTGTTTTTGACGTAGTAGCAAACTGGCTTAAGTTCTGTGTAACTTTAATAGATCGTGGTGTAAGTATATTTAAAGAATAAAAGGTGGTCTGACTACGTGACAAACCACCATGTGTATTTGAAATTGTTAACGTTTTATAGATAGGCGTGAAGTTGCCCAAATTAACAGGGTTATTAACAGAATCTCCCAGATATGGAGGCAACGGATCACTACCGTAGTAGGAAGTCGGACCATATGCAGTTGGTCCAGTGCCCCCAGTTGGATAAGCTTCAACAGTACCAAGATTTACAAAACCTAAGTTAACGGGTAACGTTGTTAAAAATCTAGCCATCTGTAGTGCATAAGCCAGTATATAAACCGTTTGTACGGCCGCTGGCTTGATAACGATCTTCAATAATTTTAGCGCGTTCTGGATAGAATCCTTCCATCTCAACTGTTTCAATTAACTCGTAATTGAGACGTTTTTCTAGACTACGAAGCTCTAATGCAGCTTCATCTTCTGTGTCAAACCAATCAGTAAAATGATTGACGCCATCAATAAATACAAACCCTGCATACTGTTTTGTAGGTAAATGATGGTTACTCAAAGTAATTCGACTTATTTTCGATGTTGGCTTTTGCGTGCTCGAAGATGTTGCCATAGCTGAGATTGACCGCTTTTATTTCAGTGGGTTGAGAGGTTAATGTTAGCTCCTTTATACGCAAATGGAGCGGATTACAGCAGGTAATATCGCAACCTTCTTGGTGAAAGATACGATACCGTCCGGTATAACCACGGCTAAGCCAGAAGGCAACACGAGAAGCTGACTGTGTTTTAGCAGAGTGGAAGGGACTTGGCATGTAAGCAACAGTTTCTTGTCCGTTTTTCTTGGTACCACCAAGCCACTTCCAACATTCATTGGGTCCTTTGATGTCAACCTTCAACCAGAAGTTACGGACTGTCCAGTAAATGTCCATATCAAAGTTACAAACGTCAACAGAACAGCGCCCTTTCTCAATTTCTGCTAAGCAATCTTTACATTCGCCCATCAAACCAAAGTTGTTGTGGTGCCCTGGGAATCCTTTCTTGTGCCACAAGCAATAGCGATTGGTGTTCTCTTGCTTCAGTTCTTGTAACTTATCGTCATAGCTTTCTGTATTGCAACTAAAGATGTGATTCAGGTTGTTATTGAGAGCTTCTGTTTCCTTTTTAATCATTGGAGTAGGCTCCTTCGTTGCAGATTCTTCTAATGACATGATATGGAAGTTTGTATTGTTTACTCAGCTTCTCATAGGTCCACTCACTTTTGCTGGCGCTCCTTTGCTGCTTGATTGCCTCCACAATGGAGGGATTGATTTCACGTCCCTTGCGCTTGGCGTTCTGCATCCACACGTCCTGGGTGCTGCCAAAGAAGTAGTGAGTTGGGTTGATGCAATGCTGTGAGGTGCAAAAGGAATAGCGCACCACCAGATCCGGCCCATCCACTGGCGCGTACTTATCTGCTAGGGCCATCGCCAGGAGTCTGGCATCTTTCCCTTTGAACAGGGGGCGTGAGGGGTGGGAGCTGGTGAAGTATTTGAGGGAGGGGTGGTTGATCCGTTTAATGCACCAGCAGGAAGTCATACCGAGTTCGGTTTGACACAACCTAAGACTTGTTGCAAAAGAGAGCAAATCTTCTCCAGTTAGGTATTCATCTCTGAAAAAGGTGAAGTAATCCAAGTTAGGGGATGACCTGACGCCTTTAGACTAGGCCGAGATCCCTTGCAGGTCAAGGGTTTTCAGGGGATGCAAACGAACGAACGAATAGGGCAAAAAATCCCTATTTATCTTTAGAAGGAGTAGCAAGTGGTTCTTAGGTGTTCGTTTTATGTACGAGTAGATGTGACTGTCACCTAATAACCACTTACCATTCCGCCTTAAGTGAAAGCCGGAAAAAAACGGCATACTCGTTCGTGCGCAGCACACCAGCCAAAACCCCTGGGGCACAAGGGATTTGGTGGGGTACCAAGCAGAACAGTTGTACTCCCTAACGTGAGTTAACCAAACAAAGCGCTAATCCTCTGGCGCAATCGGATACATCTCCTCATATTGTTGCGCATAGGTCCATGCGCAGTGATAAGGTTCAACAAAACGACACATCGAACCACCAGCAGTGCAGACGCGATGCACTTGGTTACCATGCAAATCTTCACCTAATTCAATAGTTGTTCCGTGCGGAAAGGTTTGAATAACTTGCATTTGATAAATGCTATATGCCGGTGTTACTATTGTAAAAGAGAATTGTTACATTTAAAATGGCTAGTCGCGGTCGGTGGGTTAACGTTCCTGGCAAAGGACGCCGGTGGCAACAACCTAGTGGCGAGTTAATGATGACTCAACCGGGCTTCGGTCCTGGTCAATTTTTCCAAACTCGTGTTGGAGAAATTATTAATCCAATTAAAAATATTGCTTCTCCTGGCGGACCTTTACAAGGTTTTACTGATTTCCTAAATCGCAATCAAATTGGTACACGTGGTGCTAATGCTGCTGGTCGTGCACCAACTGATGCAGAATTGCTTGCAGAAGGATATAGTCCACTTTCTGAAGAATTTAGTGCTGCTCGTAATAACCGACAGATTGTTCCTCCAGCTCCAGTGCTACCACCACCTGTAGTAATTCCAGCGGGAACTGTTCAACCTGGAAATATTACAAAGGGCGTAACTTCTACTGGTGAGCTTGATCGTTCTCAAGGTGATGAGTACAAGTCGCAGATGGCGCAGTACCGCAACCTGATCAACCAGAAAAAAACGCAGGAAGCTGAGGATCTGGGTATGCAGATCTGGATGCGGAAGTATGACAAGTCACCGATGGCCCAAGCCGGTGGTGCAATTGGTGCTTACAATCCATTGCTTGCTAGCATGTTCCCTGAAACCAAGGGTTTTGCTCCAGCTTTTGCTCCAGAACAAGAAGAAATCCAGATGGGTGATTTAGGTACCCGTGCTCAAGGTGAGATGGGACCAACGATGGAGACCTTGAACCCGGTGGCAGCACAAGCACAGCAGCAAGCTGCTACTGCAGCACAGGCAGATAAAGCAACCACCGCTGGTGTGAAGATCCCTGTACGTAACCGTGTTCAAGCCTTCCTGTACGGTGGCATGTGATCATGATGATGGATAATGATTTTCCAAATGCCTTAGGTTTTTTGCAGTCCTATAGCAAAGGATTATCACAATATCAACAAGAGGGTGAAAACATTCCTGATTTTGCTGTGCAAAACCAATATGCACAGGAGCTTGGGGGTCCTTTAATTTCTAGGACTATTCGTTATTCTCCTCCAAACGCAATCATTAAAGCTCCTCATATTGATTCTCCTTACATGGAACAACTATATGAACGTGGCTTTAAACCGTTAATGCCTCCTAAACCCTCTGGCCCAAGAGGTCCACAGTTACCTAGCTTTGTTTAAGTATGCCTACAGAACTCATCAAAAGATACCTTGAAGAGTTTGCACGTTGGCTACGAAATCAAAAGGATTATGATGACTTCGAGTATGGAACTGAAGTCATCCCTGGCGATAAAACCTGGGCCAAGAAATCTAAGAAGAAGTAGTTACTCGTCCTTACCTTCAGGCAGGATCGTTGGCAGATCCTTGAACTTCTGATCAGAATTACGGATAGCAAGTCCTTTCACAAAGGGCTTACCACCTTTGCTGAAGCTACGCACTTCATCAAGACCGAGTTGGTTTTTGCAGCAGTCCAGCAGTAAGTTGATAAAACGTTTCTGGCCTACAGCTTTGGATCCTGTGGCATCACAGTATTCGCAGTAGCTGGGATAGAGGTGGTAGTTGCTGTTGACATAGCGCTCATTATTTTCTTTGTTTCCATTTGGAATCTTCTTACCAACAGCAGTAACGTGATCTGCCTTAACAACTTCTGATTGCAGCCATTCAATCAGGTTATTGCTGTTGAGGAGGATGTTATTGCGGACGCGGCGTAGTGCAGGAACCATTTCATTGGTATCGAGCAGGTACTGACGCATGGTTTGCTCATCCATCTCTAGCACCCAGTTCACCAGACCTGGGAGGTAATCTTTCCAGATACCAGACACACGGCCATGTTCAATCTTGATCATGTCCTTAGCTTCACTATTGCGTTCATATAGAGGCCTATTGAACTCAATTGTTAAGCGTCGGCGGCTGAGGCCACTGGTGTTATCGGTGGTTTGGATGGGCTCGTTGGCCACAACCATGACCATACCGGTGTAGACAAATGGTTCACCAATGGGCTTGAGCTTCTCTTCATAGCGAAGAGAGTCACCACCAGTAAGGGCTTTGAAAGTTTGAGCAGAACCGCCGTAGCGTTCTGAATCGTTGATCAGAGTTAAGCGCTTGCCCTTGATGGATGACAGCTCAAAACGGCTCTGCTCCAGCTGGTTAAGCGTGGTGCTGGCGTAGTTACCACTGCCGACAAGAGCACAGCAGAGGTTGGCAAAGGTGGATTTACCACGGCCACCTGGTCCAATCACTTCAAAGAAGCGCTGGATTTCATTACCACGGCCAACTAAGCAAGCACGCAGCCAAGCACGGAGCACGTTGACCCGATCTTCATCACCGTATTGAGTTCGATAAAGCCATTCAGTAATAGGACCTGGATCAGCTTCTGGGATGTAATCAATGTCTAGACCCCAGATGATGAAGTGATCAGGGTCGTGTCCTAGGAATTCTTTGCTGTCGAGGTCAAAGACGCCGTTACGGAATGCAAGACGGGCGGGATCGTCGTTCCATTGGTACTCGGTGAGGTGCCCCTCCAGCAGAGCACACACATCAGCAACGAGATGAGAAGTGTACCCATTAGGGAGAGAAGTGTTTCCAAGGACAAATTGAACCTCGTGCCTAAAATCTTTCGTATGATCTTGCTCATTCCATACGCCTCTATTCTTGTCATACTTCATGAACCTATCAAATCTAGGGTCATATCGCCAGCCGTTCTTATTGAACATTGGCGAAATGAAGTTAGCAATTTCAGAAGCGGGAGGATTACGAACAGGTGACTTCTGCTTTTTGCTGCCAGGTAGTAGCGGTTGACCTGCAAAACCAGGCAGATCTAACTCTGGTGGGAAATCAATAAAGTCTTTTTCGTTGAATTGACCACCAAATAGCTCTTGAAAGAGGGTGTTCTCATCGGTTTGAACAATGACACCTTCATTGTCCATCCCAACTTGCTTACGGATGGTATCGATGGAAGGTACAACAAAGCCTCCCATATCGATGTAACCATCTTCTTTTGCTTTAGCGCGCAGGGTTTTAAGACCACGGGCACCCTCTGGATTAGGACCACCGGGCAGGCGCTCAAAGCTTGACCACTTTCTTTCGCAAGCCCCATCCTGGAAGTGATCCGATTGAGATGACCACTCAACCCAGTGCTCTAGGAGACTCTCATCAATTTGATGGAGTGACATGCCGATAGCAAGCCACTCTTCATAGTCATCAGCCCGTTCGGGGTTAAGGACCTGGAGGTAAAGAAGAGCTTCTTCTATAGCAGACTCCAAGAAAAATTTGGAGTCATTGTCATAATTAATGGTGATGCTTTGCGTTACAACAGCACCAGCCGGTGAGGTTCGCTTACGATAGCGGCTGCTGGGGTATGCACGAGCAATGGCTTCATAAAGCCACTCTGGCATTTCAGGCAGCTGCTTGGCGTATTCAAAGCCGCCGTGATTTGTTGTATAGTATCCGTCAGTATCAGGGTGAGCACCCATCAATGCACCTTGACGGGACCTCCAGAGGATTTCCCATGGCGCCTTATCAACTTTGATGGTTGCTTTATCAGGCAGTTGCTGAATGCGATCCGGCGGCACCCGGAATAACATTCGGAACTTCCCAACTTTGCCACTGGTAATGGTCAGTGTTGGTGGGAAGATCTCACTAATTGGACCACCGCCCAGCTTTTCAATGACGGGGATAGCATCTTGCCCGTCAATATCAACAAAGATGAGAGCTAGGTCATTACTCCATTGTCCGCAGAGAAGACCGACACCCGTTGCTCGACCCTCTTCTAGTTCCTTACGGATCTCAGAAACAGTTTTGGGATCTTGCGTCCAACCGGGAAGATAAGCTTTCTTACCTTGTAGGGGAGTTAGGGGGAAATCAACCGGGATGAAATCGAGATTGATTTGCCCTGGTAAAAGATGTTTATGAGGTGGCCGGGGCTCTGGGGTAGCGGTCGTCACGTTGTTTTATTACGGATCAAAGGAGAAGACGACGGAGCCAGCGTAGCGGTACTTGACAAGACCGCCAGAGGAACCACCGTATTTCTTCGTATCTTTAATTTACGAGGCAGACACCTGCACTTAGGCGTCGCCGTCCACCACATCAAGATCAATCTCGGTCTTATTTTGCGCCGGTAGGATCTCAGAATAGTACTTGTTAACAGCTTCTAGCCACTTGTTTTTGTACTTTTCAATAGTTCCACCTTGAATAGCAAATACTTGAGAACGTTCTCGGGTAGCAACAAATGTCATACAGATCTCAGGAACAATCCCAACTGTGTGTTCTAAAGCCATAGCATAAGCAGCCATCTGCATTTGGCATTTGGCATATTTCATGAAACCAGCACGCTTCATTCCATATTCGCTTCTAAGGGTTTCAGGTCCTGGCCACTTGCTGTAATACAGGCCATTACTGGTCTTAAGGTCACCAAGTACCACTTTTCCTTTGTACTCTGCCACGATGTCAGGAGCACCAGCCCAACCCCACGTTTCGTTCTCTTGAACACCTGGATGCCAGACTCGGGAGATACCATCACCACCCATGGTCCAAGCAAAATCATCAGGGTTGGCAGGGTTTTCAGCCCAGACCACACGGTCCAGTTTGTCCAGTTTTTCAGGAAGGCCTTGCCAGAACTCAGCAATTTCTTCATCGTCGATGACTGGGTTCTTATTGATGCCAAGGAGATACTCCTCCATAAGAGAGTGAACACGGGTACCACGTGCAGCTGCAGCTTCTCGTCCACCAGGATTTTTCTTAGCCCACCGTTCTAATGCAACCTTGTTACCACCTGTTGCGGAGAGGATAGTAGTAACAGAGGGCAGCGCACCGTATGGCGTTTTGTAATGCCGACTGCCGTTAATTTCTAAGCGGGTATTCCCGTCCGAGCGATAGTCCAAAAACTGCTCATACGATGCAGTTTTAGAGTACGGCGTATAAATCTTGCGCTCTAACTCTTCTATTAGCTGAACATCTGCACAAATTTCATCCAGTACAGCGGGCACAAGCAGCGTTCAAGTCCCTGTAACGTAGCAAAAACCTGAGTATTTGCAAGCAATTTAGAAATGCTCGACCCCTTTCATGACCCGACGGATGTCAGGATCAATGATGCGATGGTTGAAACCAAAGCGTTGGTTGGCTTCATTGAAATAGAAAAGGAAAGAATGCTTAAGATCCCAGGTGATATCAAGGCTACCCCAGCTGTCGTAGTCCGTACTGGAGTTAAACCAATGAATAAGGAGCGGACCAAAGCGCAGGTGTCCCCACTCAATGTCTACATCAAAGTAGTACAGGGGCGGACGTTTCATTCTTCTGTCAACTCAGGGCGGCGGAAGCAGTCTTCCACGTTGTTAACGAACTTAAGGGACTGATAGTTCTGAACTTCCTTCTGGATCTTTTCATGGATCACAAACGCTGTTTTGATGGCGTCTTCTGGATCCATTGCCCATCTGGAATTGGAAAGGAGGCCAGCAACCAGGATGGTGATGGCAAGTTCTTGAGGGTGGCTCACGAAGGAACGTAAGGAACGACCGTTATCAGTAAAGCTACCCAGTAGAAACGCAAGATCAGATACTGGATTATGTCCTTTTTCATTCATCGTTCTCGTCCCAATCAACAATACTGTAGAGGGTAACGTAATCTTTTTTGATAATAGGTTGAATCAACCCTTCTGCCTTGAGTGCACTGAGGCGGCGGGTGATAGTGCGGTGATTACGTTCAAACTGCTTAGCAATTTTTGTAATGGGCATTAGGACCAGCAGAGAACCTTGATAGGAGGTGGCCTCCTTATGAAGATACTCATAGATGGACAATGCAAGATCATCCATCAGCTCATTCTTTGCTGGTCCCATATGCTTTATGACTCTGTTTCTGATTGTAATTGCAGTGTTTCTTGGTACCGCGTGATTGACTTCTTAGCGGTTTCAAGATCCATGCCCCAGCATGGTTCCCAATCATATTCCTTAGAGGGGTAACGGTAGAGGACGTGGCCGGTTACACCGTGGCGCAGACATTCGATGGAGTAACCGTTGAACTCAATAGGTTCAAGAGGTTCAGATGGTTTACCACGGAAACGGATTTTAGTAGTGCGAGCCATAGAAAGTTCTCAACGCTACTAAGTTAGCGCATATAAAAAGCAGATCAACCAGGTAAGTGATCGATCTGCTAATTTAACTAACTTTTAAAGATAAACCTTAGCGTCTTCTAAGAGTTGACCTTGTGGCAGGTTTTTTCTTAGGAGGTTGTTCTTTGGGTGGTTGGTTCTTGGGAGGTTGTTCTTTAGGTGGTTGGTTCTTAGGAGGTTGTTCTTTAGGAGGAATCACCGTTTCCTTAGGACCTTGGTTTTTAGCTCCTTGATTTTTAGCTGTAGGTGTTTTAGGTGCAGGTGGTTTAGGAGTTGCAGCTGCTTTGGGTGCAGTTGTTTTAGAAGGTGAAGTTGCCCTGGTTACAGGCGCTCTAGAAGGGACAGCTGTTTTAGAAGGTGCAGTTTTAGAACTTTGATTTTTACTTGCTTGGAAACGAGGTGCACTTACGCTACCGCGTTGAGTAGTAGCTGATTTATTTGGGCTTTGTTTAGGAGCTTGGCTCTTAACGGATTGTCCAACATTGGTTTGTTTTTTAGGAGCCTGGTTGTTAGCACCTTGCCTTTTTTGTGCCTGGGCTTTATTACCCTGACGCTTATTACCTTGTCCTTTTTTATCAGGACCACCAAGAATTGGCGGTAATTGAGGTTGATTTTTTGAACCCTGGCCTTTCTGACCTTGGCCTTTCTGACCTTGGCCTTTCTGACCTTGGCCTTTACGACCTTGACCTTTGCGACCTTGCTCTTGACGGTTTTTGTTCTGGTTGCGTTGATTTCGACCTTGAGTACCTTCTTGAGGTGTATCAGTAAGAGGTTGACGTTCTTGTTGAGCTTGTTCTCGTCGAGCACGAGCATTTGCAAGTGCTTCTCTAGGATCAGTAGTAGAAGTTGCACCTGAAGTACTCCCAGCACCACTAGAAGACGAACTACCACCAGCACTAGCTGAACCAGCAGTGCTGCTAGAAGGAGCTTCATCAGCAGGGATTTCTTCGCTAGGAATTTCTTCACTAGGAATTTCTCCACCAGCAATTTCTTCAGTAAAACTTTCTGAAGGAGCGCTTTCTTCAGTAGATCCTTGAGAAGATTTAGGAGGAGCTTTTGGAGCAGGTGTTTTAGGTGCCGGCCCTTGGTTTACGGGTTCAGGTGAACTGGTATCACCGCGGCTTACACGACGACGTGCTTGAGCAGCAGCTAAAGCAGCAGCAGCATTGCTACCACCTGCCTCACGCTGTTCTTCTGCTGAGAGAAGACCTTGGATACCAAAACCACCACCACGTGTTGTTTGTTCTCTAGCCGCTGTTGTTGCTGCTGTTGTTGCTCTTGCTTCTGCTGTTGCTGCTGCTGGAGCAGGAGTAGCGCGAGCAGTTTCTTGCTTAACTACTTCAGATTTAGTTGAAGTTGTAGCAGCTGGTTTAGATTCTTCAACAAAACTACTTAGGAACTTTTCAGCAGCTGGAGCGGGCTTTTCAGGAGCCGCAACAGACTGTTGAAGAGTTAAAGGAGCTTGCTCAGCAACTGGAGCAGGTTTTTCAGAAACAGTTTCTTGACGAGCTGGAGTTGATTCTTTAGGAGTTTCTTGAGCTGCCGAAATAATCGGAGTAGCTTGTTCAACAAACTTATCTAAGAATTTTTCAGCAGTTGGGAGAGTTGGTTCTTGAATTTGCTCTTGACGAGCAGCTTCTTTAGGTGCAGGTTGCTGAACAACTGTGGTCAACTCTCTAGGAGCAGTTTCCTGAAGAGTTGTTGTTGCTGGTTCTTTAACAGGTTCTTGAGTTGCTGGAACAGTTTGAACAGTAGGAGTTGTTTGTTCAACAAATGTGTTTAAGAACTCTTCTGGACTTGGAACTTGTTGTTTAGGAGCTGGAGGTTCTTCTTTAGGAGTTGTTTCCTTAGGAGCTATTTGCTGAACAGGAGGTTGCTGAACAGGAGGTTGCTGAACAGGAGGTTGCTGAACAGGAGGTTGTTGAACAGGAGGTTGCTGAAGAGGTGCTTGTTGAACAGGAGGTTGTTGAACAGGAGGTTGTTGAACAGGAGGTTGCTGAAGAGGTGCTTGTTGAACAGGGGGTTGTTGAGAGGGTACTTGTTGTGTAACCGTGTTTGCAACATTGTTAATTTGCTGGTTACGACCTTGACCTTTACGACCTTGACCTTTGCGACCTTGACCTTTTTCTCCTTGAGCCTTAGGACCAGGAGTACCAAGTATTCCAGGTAGACCAGCTTCAGTTTTAGTACCTTGACCTTTACGACCCTGACCTTTACGACCCTGGCCTTTTTCTCCTTGAATTTTTGGACCTGGCGCAAGCGGAGCTGCAACTTGAACCTGTGAAATAGGTTGTACTACAGGCGGTTGTGCAACCTGAACTTGTGGAACAGGTTGTGCTGCAGGTGCTTCTACAGATTGGAATTTTGGAGGAGGTGTTATAAAAGTTTCTATATCTGGCCTTGAGATAACAGGAGTCTTAAATCCTTGGTCAATTGTTTTAGGTGGTAAAACAAACTGATCTCTAGCTTGAATAGGAACAACAGTAACGCCGGTACTAGGACCTTTAGGTGAAGGACCTTTTGGAGCAACAGCAGTTTTAGGAGCCCTAGGAGCCCTGGGACTTTTTGGACCAGCGCTTGTTTTAGGAGATCCTGCAGCTCTAGGAGCCCTAGGAGTTGCTTGACTCTTAGGACCTGCAGAAGTTTTAGGACTCCTAGAAGCTTTTGGACCAGAACTAGTTTTAGGAGATGCTACGGGTTGCTGTTTAGGAGCTTGTAAGGGAAGCGGATCTAAAGGTCTTGCTTTTGGAGCCGGTGCAGGAGCAGCTGCTTTTGGGGGAGGCCCTTGCTGAGAAGACTTAGACGGCGGCGGATTATTACCGCCTCCGCCCCTTCCACCACCGGATGATCTTGGAGGCATAACAACTATAAATGATTGCCATACCTACTCTATCAAATATTTTGTTAGTCCTCTTAATAACCCTAGTAAATAACAGGTATTTAAGACTTATTTTTTTCTTTACGAGTTGCTGCACGGGAGTTTAAAATGCTTGCTGCTTCTGCACGTTTTAAACCTTTCCTGCGTGACATTTGAATAACACGATTTGCTCGTTTATAGTTTGGTTCATTACCTCCTTCACCCTGATTGGTAGCATTTTTGCGATTACCGTAGCGAAGAACACCACGTGCTTTACGACGATCTAAACCAAGTTCTTCTTGTAGATTTGCAAGACGTTCTGCGCGTGCAGCACGACGATCTAAGATAGCTTGTTGAGCCTCTTCTTCGCTCATTCCTGTGTTTGCAATCTGGCGTTCAACCCGTTGTGAGAAGATGCTACGATCTGGATCCATATCCCGACGTAATAACCGCTCAACAGGAGCAGATTGACTTACAACTGGCGTAGTAGTTGCAAGAACTTCATCTGCAAATTCAGGAGTAACACGAGACGTTGTGTTAGTAAAAAGATCTAATAACTCATCAACTTTATTTTGTAAGAAATTACGAGCACTGGGATTAAGTTCCACAGGTAATAAAAATATTTTTATTATTCTATCAAGTCTTCGTGCCAGCCTTCTTTTAGATAACCGTAGTCACGAGCTTGTGTTACGGATTTTTTTTCAGCACAGACGCCACACTTTCCATTGTGGAAGGTAGCACAGTGTTTAATTGGTCCAGAATATTTTCCTTCATCCCACCAAAGACCCCATTGTCTACCACATTCTGTGCATACCCAATCAGGTTGCAAGAAGTCAAGTGGCTTATGAGTTTTCATTTAATTTTGAGTTCTTCCATTCATTATATTTCTCATTTGTTTCCATAATCATCTTCATCTTCTCCTGATATTGTTTGCTGATCCACTGACTTTCCTGGGGCTGAATCTGAGCAGCTGCTTGGATTAGTTGAGCCAGTTTGTTTGTTTGCATGTTGGGAGAAGTAGTTGTTTTTCCAGTAGTCTTCTGGCTTGTCAATTACATCTCCTTCATAGAAGATGTTTAGATAAGGACCACGCTCAGAGAATAAACTTTCAGAAGGAATGTTAAGGAATGTGTGAATTTCAAAACAGGTAATATCATTGAGCGAACGACAAAAGAATTCAGGATCTTCTTTCTTTGTGTCGTAAGTTCTATAGGCTACTTCAGTAAGAGTAACCTCTGGATCAATCAGTGGATACAAATCATGAAAACGCTGGAGCTTGTTAATGAGTTCTGAGAGTTTCATTCAGAGTAAGGTTCATACAACTCAAGTTGATCAAGAAACTTTTCAGCTTCATTGATTGCTTGCTGATAACCATTAACCCAATCGGTTGAAGTCTCTGGCCCACCAATATGTGATAGGAGAGAGACATTCAAACGACGGATTAATTTATCCTTGACAATCTTGATCATTGTTCTCGGGATCTACTTTCCTGAGAATAAATGATCCATCACCTTGATCAATGAACTCCAGAGTGTCGCCTTCTTTCCAGTCCAAAAATTCCCAGAGTTCATCCGTGAATGTGAGAACACCGTTCTCATCAACATCACAGATCCAGCACTTGGAGTCTTCATTTGTCGGTTCCATTTGCAAATCCCATGTACCGATCAAGCTCATCCTTGAGGAGTGAACAGATTGAATTAAGCATTTCATCAGATGTTTTAAATGCTAAAAGACTGTGTTTGTCAGAAACATTTTCTTGTGTTTCAGGTACTTCATCAATCCGATAAAACATGAAAAGTGAGCAGGCCAGATGGCGCACCAACACTAGCGAGTTGTTCTTGGACCGGCTAGGGGAGGTGTGGGTCTTAGCACAACTCTTAAAAGTTATTTATGGTAAATGCGATTGTATAATATAAATTAAATCTACCTTAAGATTAATGCGCAACAGGGAAGGAAATAGAGGTCCCCAAAAGGCTTCTACTTATGAGAACATGAAAGAACAAATTAGTAAAGCACGTGGAGAAGCACGTAGAAGTGCTAATCCTGAAAAAACTGTTGCACTTGGACGTAAAACTAAAAGTGATTCACCTGGGACAAAACGCTCTGGCAATGGTCCCAAGCGTGGCTCTTACATCTTGACTGAAAAAGCTGACAACTTAATTGGAGGAGCTTTTACAAAACGAAATCGCGGTGAAAATAAAAAAGCAGAGAACACAGGCGAAGGACCACGTGGCGGACGCCAACGTCGTCGTCAACAAGAGATGACAGAAGGAGAAGGCCGCCTTCGGAAAGGACCGGGTCCTAAAGCTCGTCGTCGTAATGCTGAACTTAATGGTAAGCAAGCAGAAAGCGTTGCCCCTAAAGGGGGTATGAACAGAAAGAAAAAGGCAACAGCTGAAGGAATTGCGCCTAAGAAAAAAACTGGTATAAGCATCATTGAGCGGATGCGCAACAAAGCATTTGGTGGAGGAGCGAGTGCTTCCGGGCCAGGTCGCACTGCTTCAGGCAATCAAGGTCAAGCTGGTAAAAGTCGTTCTGCCTTTGGCTCTTACCGTCAAGGCCGCAAAGCAGGAGGAAATCTTGCAGAGGGTCAAGGTCGTAAGGGTGCCAATCGTCAAGGTCCTGGACGTAAAGCTCAAGCTGGCCAAGGCCGCAAACGCCGTAATGCCCCTCAAAATGCAACTCAATATGAAGTTTCTTAATAATTAGTAGGTGACTTAATTGTTCCAGTGGCGAATAACACCCGCCACAATAAAACAATTAGTCAGAAAGTAACTCAAGAAGATAACAGAGCGGATGAGGGCAACCTGATCCGCTTCTGATTTTGTGCGTCCTGTTTTTTCACCTAGAGCTTTAGCCCATAGGTGCCAGCACTGCCTAAGCTTCATTGGGTCAAACGCTTGCGGCGTTCATAAACAAAGGAGAATCCAGGTACGAGTTGCGCTGCTGCTGGTGCTGAACCATCATCCGTAGCAAGTGCATCACGGACGCGATCTTTATCAGGTATATCCTCTTGCTTCACATCGACAACAGTGTTATCTTTAATGCGCGTAACTGTTGTGGTCTTACGTAAACCAAACTCAGTCTTATCTTCCTCTTCCCAATGTTCAAAGTTATCCACTAAACGCGGTTTTACTTTACGAATAGTAGCTTGATACTTGATACCAGTTGGCTTATTCTCAATTAGATTTTGTTGATAAGCAAACTTAATAATAGAGACCATTTTCTCCCGATTCTTTTTCCATGCATCGAGATTAGTTTTGATCTCTTCCATCTCAGTTTGCAATGCCTCTATATAAGCATCACACTTCTTGATCATGCCAATGATTGCGTCAAACTTGGACTCCTGGCGAGAAGCAAGATCATGAAGGTGCTGCTCTAGCATAGCCCGCTCATCCTCTGGGATGTCAGGCATGTCCTTCAAGAAGCTGATGTGCTGGATGGACTCAGCAATTTGGATCAGGGAAAGTTTGTCAGCCATGGTGAGTAATGCGGTGGTGTGCAATCAGGATTGTTTGGAGCGGGTGCTATTCATCAAAGCACCAAGGCTCTGCGAATAAGGCGAGAGCTTGAAGGGAGGATCTTGAGTTAAAGCATCGGTGAACATCTGCCAACATGCACCGGTTGGCATGTGGTTGTGATCATAGATCTCTTTCTCTTTCCAGCGACCAACAGGCAGCCACTGGCCACCACTCTTTACACCGTCGTAGGTAATGCGATAGAGAAGCAGACCACGGCGGTGATCAAAGTAGTAAACACAGATGCGAGGGTTATATTCTTTCTCATTTTGACGTGCTTCAAAACGGATGGTGTGCAGCAACATATTGGCTGAACACCACTGGAGATGTTTACAGATTGGTTTGAATTTAATATCTGTATAAGTAGAGAACTCATTTGATAGTTCTTGCCGGTGAGTATGGAGTTGATTCCAGGATTCACAGCTGCACATCTCTTCTTTCTCCATGACAAAGTACAGTTTTTGTACTCCGTCACGGTCGGTTTGAATCCGAGGTGGGCGGCCTAGAAGCGGCTGCAGTGCATCAGTTGTTGTAGAAGGACCATAGTCAAGAGCTGCAATGGGAGTTCCTTGCCATGGCCTGGTGCTCAGTGCCTGGCTCCAGACCTTGTAATCAAAGTAGGAAGGTGTACGTGTCCGGTGCTCCCAAAAATTTTGCAGGATTTTTGAGCGCTCTATATAGAGTTGAGTGTCAGCAAGGTCTAGACAAACAAGATCATCCTGGAGCGAGATCGATTGAATATCTGTGGCTTGAATAGCTTTGAACTTATCTGAATCTTCTTTATAAAGAGTGTCAATAATTCTTCTGCGCCCATAGACTAAACGCTGAGCATCAGAAAGAAGAGCTTCAGTTACGTTCATTACGGTGTGGTGGTGTGTGCGTGAGGCTTTTAGCGACATCCTCCAGGTCGAGAAGGTCATCCCTTCCCTTGCCCGCGATAAGCCTTAGATTTCTTGAATGAACCCCGCTTACGTCGGCCGTGACCGATGGAGGTTCGCTTGGGGACGGCTTCCTTGTGAATGGTGCCGCTTAATGATTTTTTAGCCATTGTACATCAGAGCTGAGAAGCCAGATGCAGTCTAGGTTTTTGGCCAGTGGTGTCAAGCCTGGTAACAATAATTACTTGACGCTAAATATTCAATGTTTAGACTGAACATTATGCCATAAGAATATGTCTGGCTTTGAACTAATAGAATTTAAATTTGACCCTGATCACTTTGATCTTTCTCTAGAGGATGAGTTCCTCATGGCAAAGATTACAAAGGAGTTAGAAGCAGTAAAAGATCCAGATGTATTAAGAGCAGGTGCATTAAAGCTTTTGCAACTTGCTGTACAACGTCAAGCAGTAATCAGGAGTTTGATTATGAGGCTTGCAAACTTAGAAGCGGATGTGATTAAGACCTACTACGAAGAATAAAAAACCGCCCCCGAAGGAGCGGCTAAACATTCCGTAGGTATTTTAACCTACAATTCAATTTCCCCTGTCTCCGGATCACGTGCACCAGTCAGAACGCGAGCACTTGCACCACTGGACTCCACTGGAGGCAGAGTGAAATCAAGGCCGGGCTTGATGGCGTGGTACCCGATCTCCTTCTCACACTGCTTAAAGAAGCTATCTGCATAGACGGTAGGAGGGCAGGTCTCCCACACGTCTTCAATGAAGTCAATGTCAGAAGCATCCTTGGGGAAGAAGTCTTCAACCTTTTCAGCAGTGGGGGTGATCCACTTCTCAGGGTAAGCAATCCAGCTCTTGGCTTTCTCACCGCCATATAGCTGTGAGCCAAAGGTAGGAGTAAAGATTGCAGCAGCACTCTGCTTGGCATCAAAACCAGCAGCAGACTTCAGACCCATGCGGTTTGCGAAGGCAGACTCCAACTGCTCAATGAACGTGGAGTAAGCATCGCAGAACAGATTGGATGCACCACCGTGGATCGAGAGGATCAGCGGTTTCTTGTGGACAGCCACGCCGTTTTCATCCACCAGGAACATGAGGATGAGACGACGACGGCGATAGGGGTGAGGCTTGCCAGGGTTGGTAGCTTCCCAATCGTCATAAACCTGAGCATCACGGGGATACATGCCTTCGATCTGACCCTTGTCAGAGTTTTCAATGAAGGTCACATCCTTGCGGAAACCACAGTGGAGGATAACCATACGAGGCGTCTTAAAGAAGATGCCATCGTTCTTATCCCCATTGTTATAAGTATGGGTGTACTCTTCTGCTTTAGGGAACTGGCTTACCTTGCCAGTCCAACCAATGCGAGAGAGTGCAGTATCTTTGAGGAACAAACCACATTGTGATTTGTCATTGAGGATCTGGGCATTTACCAGATCACGCATTTCACCTTGATACTTTTCAGTATTGAGGTAACGGTCAAGAACGGACATTACAGTCAAGTAGTTGGACGGTCCTCAGAACAGGAGTTGCACCTGAACAGCAATGATGCTGGTGCTGACCCGAGGATGAAAGGCTGCAGCCGGAGTAACTACAGCCAGTGTCCACCAACCAACAGTAGTCTGTCTAGGGCTGAGTGAACGGCAACTATTGATCAGATCATTTTATCAAAATGGAATGTCATCTGTGCTACGGGTCGGTACTGCTGTACTGTCCTGCTGCAGTGGTGGCAGCTGAACTGCTGACTGATACGGCTCAGCCACAACACCAGATGGTGACTCAAAACGATTACCCGTGTTAATGGCTCTCATTTCGTTTTGCTCCTCTTTCTTTTTATTTTTTCCAAAGAAAGCATAGGTGCCACTCTTGACGCGCACCTGATACATGCCGCGCTGCTGGCCGTCTGCAGTTGTCCAAGTGTTGTAGCGGAGTGCACCAGTCACAGCCATCTGGCGTCCGACATGGAGGTTGTTGATCATGCGCTTGGCATCATCACCCCATGCTTCCATCCGGAAGGAAAGGCTGTCATCCCAGGTGTGGCCAAGGATTTGCTGCGCTGGCGCTGAGCACATCAATGAGAATGTGAACAGGTCCTCACGGTTCTGCTCGGGAATAAAGCCTACGCCACCAGCTAGGTTGACCTGATTGACAACCAGGTTAGGCGGAGCTACTTGAAAGAGCTGGTTAGGTACCAGATACATCCTGTAGTCCTGGCGATTGGGATACAACCGACCACTGATCAGGAGTGTGGCACCTGGCTGAAACACATCAAAGGTTTCACCTGCTGCCTTGTTAGGTACAACAAGTAAAGGAACTTGTGCGCCAGCGTTACCAACTTTAGGAAGATTGATTTGCACAAAACGCAAACCATTATCCATAAATTTTTCACCAGCATAAATGCCAGTGGCAAGAAGCGTGTTCATGATTAGGAAGTTGGATCAATAGTGTGATACTCTACCCCGGCTTCAGCAAGAAGTTTGCTGGCCAAGATGAAGTTTTCTAACCAACGCTCAGGGATTTGGGCACCGCCATCCACATAGATGGCATTAATACCTGCGTTGATAAGTACAGCAGCACAGCGAGAGCATGGATTGAAAGTAATGTAAGCATTAGCGCCTTCAGTACTAACACCATGGAGTGCAGCAGTTGTAACGGCATTAACTTCAGCATGAACTGTGATTTCATACTTCTGTTCCCGATCAATAAGACGGTTTAAATCATCACTAATGTTCTTAGGGAAGCCATTATATCCAACACTTAAAACCTTTTTCTTATTTGTTAGAACGCAACCAACTTGAGTGGATGGATCTTTACTCCAGCTAGCAACTTGCCTTGCTAATAGTGTAAAACGTTGATGCCATTTATGTTCTTCCGGATTCATATATTTTTTGCAAATGCTGCTTCAAGACGATCCAGGATGGCATCTTCAACAGCCACCTGGCGCGTAATGAGAACAGAGATGAGATCACTGAGATCATCACTCATAAATTGCAGCTCCTCCATACTCATGTCGTGGAGAGAGGCTTTGATGTCGCGGATGCGTTGGGGTTCCATGAAGTGGTGAGCACCGGGTGCACTGTACTGAGGTTTAGTAGAATGGCAATAGAAGAAATGTTTAAGTCATGGTCACTTATTTTCAGGACACCCTCTTTTTCAATGCAGGTGAGTTAACAGCACCTGGCACAACGACTCCCGTTGAGGTGTTCTTAAATAATTTATTCTCTACTAGTGACTATGCTTTAGTAGTAACTGTTACAAACATTAATACTAATGTTGTTGTGCGGTTAGATGGCAGCATTGATGGCACTAACTATGGCCCACTAATTTCTAATACAATTACTGCAAACGGTACTTACGTCTATAACATTACTGGTTGCCCGATGAAGTATATCCGTGGCAACTTCTTATCTGAATCTGGTGGTACTAACGCTGTTGTGAACATCAGCTTCTCGGCTCGCTGATCATGGCAACTGTAATTGAAAGTGATCTAAATCGTTACGAAGTTGTTAAGGTACTCAATCCTGATGATCAGGTATTGAATGTTTCAGTAACAACTCCATTACTGGGTAATCCACCTTTATCTGTTGATGCATTTGGTCGTCAACGTGTTTCAAATCCTTTAACGCTATTTGATTCTAGTCACCGTTATAGTGATAACGGATTGTGGGCAACATCAACAGCATCTGGTGGTTCTGCAACGTTCAATGCTAACCAAGGCTTGGTTGATCTTGCAGTTAACACAACTTCTGGATCAAAGGTTTATCGTGAAACATATAAAGTATTTGCTTATCAACCTGGCAAATCTTTACTTGTCTTTAATACTTTTGTTTTTAATGCTGCCAAGACAGGATTACGTCAACGTGTAGGTTACTTCGGTACAAACAATGGAATCTACCTGGAGCAAGACGGATCTTCAATTTATTTTGTTAAACGTTCTTTAGTTACTGGTTCAGTTGTTAATACACGTGTAGCTAAAGCTGATTGGAATGTAGATCCATTGGATGGAACCGGCCCTTCTAAGTTAACTTTAGATCTAACAAAAGCACAGATTCTTTTTAGTGATATTGAATGGTTAGGTGTTGGTACAGTTCGTGTTGGTTTTGTAATTGATGGTAAGTTTATTCACTGTCATTCTTTCCATCATGCCAACCTACTTGATAGTACTTACATAACAACAGCATGTTTACCACTCCGTTATGAGATTGAAAACACAGCAGGAACTGCAAGTAGTAGCACGTTAAAACAAATTTGTTCTACTGTCATTTCAGAAGGTGGATATGAGCTACGCGGTGCACAACAAGCTGTTCATACTCCTACTGCTACTCCATATGATTTAACAAATGCTTCTACAGATTATCCTGTTATTTCTATCCGTCTCAAATCCTCACCTGATCGTTTAGATTCAATTGTTATTTTGAGCGCTTTATCGGTAATGGGCGTTACTAACAATGCCAATTATCGTTGGGAAGTTTCTATAGGTGGAACAACAACAGGAGGAACATGGGTTAGCGGAGGAGCTTCTTCTGCTGTTGAATATAACTTAACTGGCACTAGCTTTGCAGGTGGAAACATTTTAGCTTCTGGTTTTACAAACGGAAGTAACCAAGGTTCTTTCCCAGTTGAAATTTTAAAAGAAGCTTTGTTTAGATTCCAATTACAAAGAAATTCTTTTACTTCTACTCCATTAGAAATAACTTTATCAGTAGAAACAAACCTTGCTGGAGCAGATGTATTAGCTTCTCTTGACTGGGAAGAGATTAGCAGGTAATAGATTAAAGTAAACATAAGAGGTAACCATTATGGCTAAAGCTAAGAAAAAGAAAGCAACTGCGAAGCAAAACGCTAAGCAGAACAATGGCAATGCTGTTGCACGCAAAGCCAAAAATGGTGGCAAGAAAAAGTAGAACTGTTTCAACCACAGTTATTGTTAGGATCTTTATTCTTTTCTGGTCAGCTGCCTTGTTAACACTGGGTTATGCAGGCAAGTTAAGCAAGATGGATCCTACATTTGTTGCTGCAGTCTTTACTTCTACCCTGGCGTCATTCGGTATTGATGCACAGGCTAAACAGAATGCTTTAGCCAAACCCACGGCCCGCACGTACAAACCGATAAATCGTAAGAGCAATACTACCAAAGCCAGCTAGCAAAGGACCAATCCTTTTAACATAGTTGTTTAACTTTTCTTCTAAAGGTAAGCGATCAAAAGTATAAGTATTCTTCAGGGACCGGACATACTCCCAGAGAGGAAGTTGTACATCAGGAGGTACAACAGGGTCAAGCCAGGCACTAACTTTCTCTTCTTTATCTTCTACAAGGAAAGTATCATTGTAGATTCTTATACGTTGTATATTATATTCTCCAGTGTAATCAACTTCTTTATCGCCAATCTGATCTGCAACCCAGAAGGTTACATCAACTTGTACCCGTTGCTTTGGCGCCTGGAGGAAAGTCATATCTAATTCAACATCACCGTTGTGAATTGAATAGGGTTTAGTGACACCATTAATACAGATCTCAATCTTACCTGGATATAAGCTGCTCTTTGTAGGGAACTCTTTACAAGTTAAAGGCTTTGCCATTAACCATGTAGTCCTAGTCAATACAAAGTAAGGACCAAAGATTAAGCTGGTTACAAGTGCACCAACAATTAAGATTTTATTCTTATTTCTACGGATGAGATTTTCTATCTCATCTTTAATGTCTTGTGCCTTACCAGAATGGAAGACAACAAGATTCCTAAGGGCATAAAGCCTGCGGCGAAAGCCTAGTTCATATTGGTTTTCTTCTGCAGCAAGAATGATTTTATCAATCTTCTGCAGTATTACAACGTGATCCGTGTCAATACTTTGCTGGTTTGGCACGGCTAAATTATTGAAGCTGTTATTCTATTTTAATGAGTTTCTTGCCAATTCTTACCAGTTCGGGCTTCACCTGTTAATGGACATTTAAGTTGGAAGTATTCACCTGATTTACGGAAAGAATCTATTGCTAGTTTGATATAGAGATCAACATATTCAGGTTTAACTAAGGACTGATATTCGTCGTGAACATGCGCTACAAATCCCCAGTCCTTAGCAAAAACTAATCCTTCATTAGTAAGATCATCATACAGAATTGTTGTTGCTTTCTTTACTGCGATAGCTCCTGTGGATTGCAGAAGCTGGTTGAGGGCAGAATGTTTAGAGCGAATCTGTAACCGGCGCCCATCAATACCAGTGAGATAGCCACGTTGCGTAATGCGATCTTCGATGAGATCTTTAAGCTTCTTGATAGCAGGTAGATTGCTATAGAACGTATCAATAGTTTTCTTACCCTGCTTGTACTGGGTAT